AGATACAAACGTACCAACCTTACTGATACCATCAAGAGTGGCGAAGAGGTAGGCTATGTATGTTCTTCCAGAAGCATTTGTTCCAGACGAATTACCTAAGGTAAAAGATGCAGACGTTGGCTCTGTGTTGTTCCACCAAGAGGTAAGCGAAACTGCCGAGTCTGCGTTGTTTAATGCCAAGAATTTTGTTGCGGTTATGGTTTTATTATAAACTGCCCAATCACTAACATCGCTTCTAGATTTAACCCATATCATTTCTGGAACAACACCAAGCGAATGTGCTTGTGTCCTAGCAGAACCAGTACCAGAATAAGTTACAACATCAAAGAAGCCTTTTGCTCGTTTCCACATCCAGCAAAGATATGCAGAGCTACGACCATCTTTATTCCAGCCATTCATAAAATCAAAAGTATTATGCCCCTCATTGGCTTCGGCCCCACTAACAGTTGTGTCTAAATACCTTCCAACAGTTAACCTTGTCCCTACTATTTTATGGGTAGCGGCACTTGCATAACTAGCATTAAAAGCCATATCTACGGGAAAGCCACTTATAAAGCTTGGCACTGAACCTGTGCCTAAATCCATAGCAAACACATCAGTAGCCGCTTCTGGCTTTTTCATCATGGGAGCACGTATTGCCATGTAGATGTATGAATTAGTGTTAGTGTTAAGAGCATCTGCTACTTGAAAACCATTTGATAATAAGCCTACATCATCGTCATTAAATTCAGCACTAGCTTGGTTTGTATATAAAGGGTGTCCGTCACCATTATTTGCGCCACCTAACCAACCTCGCATACTGTCCCACATATACCAGCCGCCACTAGCAGAGGAATTTTTAACTATTAGAAACTGCGGCTCCCATCCGAGATTTATATCTTGTAGTGTGGAAGCGTTGCCCGTATAGCTACCACACTTGATCATCTGATCGTCTGCATCTTCTGACGAGTTATCAGCGAATAAGTAGGCTACATATGTTTGGTTGTTACCATTTACTTCTCCAGCTTGCCCGACTGTAAAAGAAGAGTCCGTTGGTGCTGTGTTGTTCCAGTAACCAGAAGCAGCCGCAGAAGCATTATTGAGAATTAGTTTAAAGTTTTGAGGGTTTACGCCTCCGTTGGCCCTTCTATGGTACACTGCCCAATCTTCATTGTTGCTAAGACATTTAATAATCATCATACCCACAGGCCCAGCAAGCCCATGCGATATTTCACGACCAGCAACATAATTCCCAGTGTACGTTACAATATCAAAGAACTTTTCCTTCTTACGGAATGTCCATGAGACTGAACTTACATTATTAGTATTAGCCCCAGTATGATAACCTTGATTTAAGGTAAACCCGTTAGAGTTAAAATTAGTTAAGTCTCTAGGGTAGGCAGCAGGTGCTGTCTCTTGAGCACCAGTTGAATTTGTAAATATGCTTTTTTTAATGCCTCTATTTGTATCAAATAGCGCATGGTCATTTCCACTTCGAGGCTTAAGCCAAACTAAACCACCTTCACCCGCAAGGTCTATGCCGTTGTTAATAACATTCTGCACGTTATTACCAGTAAACAAATGCGTACTAAACACATCTGCAACATTAGCCGCATCACCACTAGGCTGACCTGCAATCCCCATGCCTACTTTTCTTTCAATAGTCATAATTTACCCCATAGCCAAGACAGCAGTTCCGTACCAGATCGTGCCACCATCTATAGTTGTGAAGAAAATTAGATCCACCCCACTGGCGGTCAGCGCAGGTGCGATTCCTGCTGGCCAATCCACACTTGTAGGCCATGTGAGCGTAGCACTACCGCCATTCGTGACAATCATGGTAAATGATCCAGCAGTGCCAGAGGCAGGAGGGTTGGTGAATGTTACTGTCTGTCCCCCACTGAGCGTGTAGGTAAATACGTTACCTAACTCAAGGTCAACAGCGTGTGCAGCCATAGCTACCTTTGTCTCGCCATAATCTTTCAAGACTGTACGCTGTAGTATCTGGTCAGCCATATTGACTAAGCCAGACATAGTGCCACCAGCCTTTGGTAATGCTGCGTCTGCTGTTGCACCATCAGCAGCTACATCACGACCATCAATAGTTGAGTTAGTCGTTAATGCCCCTGTGAGTGTTCCACCACTGGTAGCTAGGAATCCTGCTGTGGCTAATGTGTAGTAAGCAAGTGAGTTCCAAGCGGTTGTGCCAGTACCTGCTTTTAATTTGAGTGTGTCTGTCTCTAAGCCCAGTTCACCCTGAGCTAGTGTAGGGTTTGCGCTTGTCCAATCGGATGCTGTGTCCCTACGAATTTGAATGATACTAGCCATTACGCTGTGCCTCCATCTACTAATTGAGTTGTTAGATAGGTAGAGTTAGCAACTCCCCCGTCTATTTCAAACCTGATTAAATTGTCTGTTTGAGCTTTTGTGTAAGTATTAGCTACGTTAAACGCACCATAAGATACTATATCAACTATGTCTCCTACTGTTGCGCCTGTTGCTAGGACGACAGTAGTTCCTGACGTACCTGTGAAGTCTGTAGCTAAAAGTAATTTGATTCCGTTCAGATATACATCAACAAATCCTGCATCGTAGATAACAGAAAAGGTAGTCTGGTTAGCGGTGGCTGTGTAGACGACTCGCTGTGATGTGCCGTTTACCGCAGAGCCAGCATCAGCCCAACTTGAGCCATTGTAGACGCGCATGGAGTTTGCTGTTGTGTTAAAGTAAAGTGCGCCTGTGATTAAGGAATTACCATCATTATCAACACCTACGTTTGAGCTTTTTGCCCCAAGATAGCGGTCATCAAATGAGTCGAAAGAAGCTGCCGCTGCTGTAGCTGAGTTAGCTCCTGCCGTTGCAGAGTTCGCAGAAGCGGTAGCTGAGTTAGCCCCTGCCGTTGCGCTATTGGCTGCTGCCGTTGCGCTGTTCGCAGAAGCGGTAGCTGAGTTAGATGAATTAGTAGCTTGTGTGCTGGCAGTGCTTGCACTTGCGGTTGCTTGATTAGATTTTGTAGTTGCTGTTGACGCGCTAGACGCAGCAGCGGTTGCTGAGTTAGCCGAATTAGTAGCCGATGTAGACCCTGCGCTGGCACTGTTAGCTGAGTTAGTAGCCTGTGTACTGGCGGTTGATGCGCTTGTAGCGGCATTACTCGCAGAGGTTGATGCCTCAGATGCTTTGGTAGTTGCGGTAGCTGCTTTAGTAGTGGCTGTAGACGCTTGTGCTGCGGCTTGTGAGTTAGAACTAGCTGCGTTAGTTGCGCTGGTTACTGCTGCGGCTGCGCTAGTAACTACCGTATTAAATTTATCTATGTAGTCTTGAGTAGAAGCTCCATCGTCACCTTTCGGCCCTTGTGCCCCCCTAGTTGTTGCTGTGTAATCATCATCATCAATTCCTAATGGATTAGTCGATGAAGAATTTAAACCCCTATCTAGTCCCATGATTGTTTACCTTATGTGTTTAAATTTATTTACGTGAAACTATAGACTGACCGAAATACATACCTACGACAGCCATAATTGCATGAGGTAGCCACTCAGGAGTAACCATTCCTTTTAATGTTTTCCATTCAGTAACTGTATTTGTGAAGTCAAGGAATAGAAACTTAAATCCACTCGTTACTTCAACAGGAACTACAGTTGGAAGGTCTAGTATAGGAGCTATCAATATAAAAGCTGCCATAGCCATAAAGGATACAACTAAGAAACGTCTGATCCATTGAGCGTTAGGGTTCTGATAGGCCCTAGCAGACTCTACACTATCCTCAGAGGCCGAGAATCGCTGTATGAGAGCTTTTTGCTGGTCAGCCTTATCTTTCTGTGATTGTGACCACATCTTCATTACAGCACCGCCTAAGACGCTTAGAATCATAGTGATAGCTTCTATAGGAAATCCAAAGATAGGTTAACCCTCCCTGCTTTGCTGTATTCGTTGTTCTTGTTTCATTTGCTTTGCCCTGTTACGTTCCCAAGTTAACCACGTACCAGCAAAAGCTGGATCAGTTGGATCTAGAGATACTTTAACAGGGGTGATAATCATATGAGCATCGGCTCTACAAACCTTACATGATTTTGCATTGTTACGGTCTGAGATAGGACATAAGTGATCTGTTACGTGATTGTCTTCGCACTTATAAGAGTAGATGGGCATATAATTTCCTAGATACTATAAATAAGTAGAAGCCCTCACCGTAGTAAGGGCCTCTGTTGTTAGCTACTTAACTAAGTTAAGCTTGTGAAAAATCAATGCACCTCGCATTAATTAAGCTGAAGGTACGATAAAACTAATTCCTGCATTGTCACGCAACTCTTTAACACCATAGATAGTATCAGCAGTGAACAAGTCACCAAGATACTGCTGCTGGTATTGAGTTTGTGAACGAACACTCTGTTGCTCTGCAAGTACCAAAGCATCTTTATGTAGCATTACACCAATACGAGTAGCATTAACTACAGGACAAGCAGAAGATACAAACACTTCTACGCCATATACGTTACCAATCATACCAGTTTTAATTGCATTACCGTTACCAACAAATGCTTGCTCAGTAAAACGTGCAATTCCTAACAAGTCACTCTTAGCGACAGGTGGAATTACCAAAGAACGACCCGTCATAGGAACGTCATTGTTGTCCATAACAAGCATGAATTTACGAATACCTGCATCAGTAATGTCAGCAGAAGAACTTCCACCGTCACCGCCTAATTGAGTACCGCCATTTAAAGCAGGAACTAGAGCGAAAAGATCAGTATCTACTTGAGTAGCTAGGGCGTAACCTGCATCATCAGTGTAGAACCTGCGTAGAGAGGACAATGCTTGCTTCTCTACAATATCTTCAATTAAAGTTGAATATTCATAGTGCTTGTTAATTAGAACTAGAATATCTGCGGTTGCAGGAGAATTAAGCACTACTTGTGTAGAAGCAGCTTTTGCGTTTGCAGCACCACGACTAGGAGAAGGAATGTGAATTGAATCACCTTTCTTACCTACGTGACTCATGCGAGTTACTAGATTAGCTAGTACAAGATTTTTCTTGTATCCAGCAATTACTTCATCCGACCATAATTCGGGGATAAAGGCGGCTGCTGTTGAGCCTGTTACGTGATTTGTACCTAATGCCATGTGAATTAACTCCAGTGTTAATTATAATATTATTTAACGCGTCCTTCTGCGTATGCCCGATAGATTTCATCTCCGAGTGATTCATAACGTGAAGGATCACTATTTTTTAAACGTATGAGGTCAGCCCTACGGTAAATTTTCTTACCTCCAATGGAGTCCCCAGACGACCTACTTTCCGCTTTACCTGATGAAAGAGCTTTTGCTTTAGATTGTCCTTGAGCAGTTTTAACTTCTTGCGTCTTGGAAATCATTGCGCGTTCTTTCCAATTGCTAAGTAGTTCATCGGCTGCTTCAAAGTCGTAAGCATTAGCATCTTGAAACAGACGCTGGCGTATTTTACTTTGGGAAATCCATTCCTTAAACTCAGGTGTTTGTACTGTCTGTTGAGCTTCAGGATGTTTCTGAGCAATAGCTTGTATAGCCGCGTTATTGCGACTCTTTGTATTATTTGCTTCAGCTTCCTTAATCTTAGGATGGTTATCAATTTCTCTTCGGATTGCCGCTTGTGGGTCTTCGTAGAAATCAGGAGCCTCTTCCTCAGAATTAGGATTATTTTGTTGATTAGCCTGTACTTGAGTTTTAAGAAATTCATCTGAAAGTTTTCGTAGTTCACCGATTTCCTGACCCTTACGACCTAACTCTTTCTCAAGTTCTGCGTAGGAATTAGCAACTTCTTCGATGGACTTGCCTTGAAACTTACTAGGCATTTCATATTCTTGTTCCTGTTGCTCACCTGTGTCCCCATCTTCTAGGGAGGTGAAATCTTCAGTTACAGTTTCTTCTAAATCCTCAATAGGATCAACTACAATGTTGTTTACCATAGTGTTACTCTCCGTCTATCAAATAGATTGTGGAGTTAATAAAATGACACAGGCCCTATGTAATAGAGTTGTCCGTGTCGATGAGTTTTGTCTGTTCCTCTAATGTGATCAGCATATTAAGTATAGACAGTTGCCCTTGTACTTCGTATAGGGACTTTTCATCTTTAATGGTTGATACTTGATTTAAAGATTCAGACATGACTACAAGTTCTTGTATTAAGTCTTGCCAGCCGCCTGTCTCAAATAGCCTGTACCTACCATCAAAAAATTCTTTATCTTCTTTCATCTTAGTTTAATGCCTGTGCTGCTTTAGCTAAGTTAAGCATTGTTTCAGACTCAAGATGTTTCATCTCAGGAATGTTTCGTATTACTTCAGACTCTAACGTAGACACTTCCATTTGCTTCTTCTGTAGCTCAATGGCTTTCTTCTGTAGGTCTAAGATACGTTCTTGTGCATCAGTGTCGTTAGGAACCTTCATAGCAGCGTCTGCTTGTTTGTTGTACGCTGAAGCTAATGTTTCTTGTGTTTTAGCTCCTACTAGCTCTGTATCAGCTTGTTTAGCTGCCATTTCCATCTGCATATGCTGCTGTTGCATCTCTTGTTCTTCTGGATTAGGCTGCATCATCTGCTGTACTGCTTGCATCATCTCTTCGCGGTTATTTAGACTAGAGTTTTCAAATACTGATAGCAATAACATGTTAAAGGCTTGTGATTCAGGAGGTAACATAGACATTAACTGTACAGTCTGTGTTGTCTCTAGCTCTTTAGCCATAATTCCCATAGTAGAGTAAGGTGTAAACTGGTAATCTAGTACAGGATAGCGTTCTTCATCAAATTGCATCTTGCGATATACTGATTTCTTGATGAAAGGGATCATAAAGTCAGCTTGGAAGTTACATAGAGTACGTTTCTGACGTTTAATTGAGGCTGCTTGCATCATAGACATTCCAGAAGCAGTGCCGTTACGGGCATTTCCTGCCATACTGGTCGCTGAGTCCATAGCACCTGTTGCCATTTGAATCATACGCTCTAATTCAGCAGATTCTTGGAATGTGTGCTGCTGTAACTGTCCAAAATTGAATGGTTGGATAATTGCGCGAGGATCACCGTTAGTTAAGATGGTTTTACCAGCCCTAATGTCTAACTTAGTGCCGCGAGGGATACGTGTAGCATCCATTGCCATCATTGGGTGTGTCGTTAAGGCTAAAGCGTCTATACGACCACGTAATTCAGCGTCTAATGCTTTCTGTGGGTTGTATCCTTTTTCACATACACCACGACCCCAAAACTTATTAGGCACACGGTCATGCTGATAAGCAATAAAAGGACGATCTTTCATTAAATAAGGATTTTCTTCTGCCCTAAGTACCACATCATCGTTAGCTAACGTAACTACTGCCTCTACTAACTCATCTGTGTCATAGTCAAACTCTTCACCAGAATCAGCTTCTTTAGATAAGTAACGCTTAGGAACTAGGCCCCAGTATTCAGTGATTTTAACACGATCATCTTCTGCGCCAGCATTATCTTCTGGATCAAATCCAAAGTCATGTATGCCTGTGTTGGTTGCTCCTAATGGAACATCCCGATAAGTTCCTGCTTCAATGCCCTTGACAACATGGTAACGGGGTTTAATAACCTCCTGCGCTACTCCTAATGCTGAATCAATAGACAAGGCAGCAGGATCAATTATAAATTCTTTTGGAGATACTGCTTCCAATGGAACTGCCATTCTAATTACTTCAACTACTTTACGCTCTGTAGTTCCATCTAGCGTACCTTCTACTTGTGTCTCTACTATGACACGCTCTGTCTTCTCTTCTACGCCAACTTTAGCAATTCCCGTACCGTAGATAGCACCATTCAAGAAAACTTCGTTAATGGCCTGTTTAGCCCCATCTAACTCTAGGTCTTCTTGTAGTACCTTACGCAAGTATGCTATGTCAGAGGGATTTTCATCTAATACATCATCTCTAATATCAAACCACTTCTCACGACCAAAGGTTGCTTCTTCTAATTCAGATACAGTAGACTCAACCGCTTGTTGTAGAGCAGGGTTAATTAGACGAGAAGATTCAGAGTC